GGAAAGTCTTGGCTATATTACTTATCTACTAGAAAAAGAAGAACCAGAATCTTTAGTTGGCAAACCACTTCCCAATAAAGAATTTGTCTATAATGTGCTGTTTGCCGCTAAAGACCTACCATGAGAAAACTCCGCGCCATCCTATCTTTTATCCGCCACCAAGCGTGGGTTAACGAGCCTGTGTGGAACAGCGAGGACGAGAAGGCGTGGACTGGATTCCTCACAACCCCCACCGGCCTAAAGTTATCCGCCATCTTACTTAACCTTACTTTACGCAATAACGCCTCTGCCACCGAGAAGGATAGCGAGGCACTTGCGTTGGCTTGCGGGTATGCTAAAGGCTTTAGGGGATGTGTAGCGGTTCTCGAATCGCTTGCATCCCGAAAAACAAACTCGCCCATTCAGACCGACGATACGGATGGGGTCGAAGGACAGATCGTCGATTAACCTACTACTGGGAATGACTCCCCTGGTGGCAGTGTAAGAAAGGGTCAAAATGGCGGAATTGACTAACCTATCCGAAGCAGATGTATTGGCTTTAGCGAAGGCGGCAGATGAAGGCACGGAACTCGCGCCCACCCTGTCACAAGTTGAAGCGGTAACAGAAACTAAGGAGACGGCCAGCGGCGATACCTTGGAGACACCCGCGACTCCCGAAACCACCGAAACTAAATCCACATCGAATGATGTGGTGACGGATGAGGTCCCTAAGACTGAAACCGTATCAACCAAAAGTTCTTTAACAGCGCAATCTGATGAATCCAAGTCGGAGTCGGCTTCCGAAAAGAAGCCAACACGATATGAGAAAGCAAAGTCGCGTCTTGAAAAGGAATGGGAAACACTGCGAGCAGAGAAAGCCAAGTTGCAGGCCGAGCGGGAAGCCGCCCAGGCCTCGGTTGGAAAAGCTGCTGCGCAGGAGAAACAAACTTCAACTCGCAAGTTTAGCGCGGAAGATTATCGGGAAGCAGCAAAGAGCTACCGTGATGAAGGCCGCGATGATCTTGCAAAACTCGCTGAGAACAAAGCCAGCGAGATTGAGGTTGAGTACAGGAAAGAGCAAGAGGAAAATGTCAAAGGCGAGCTAAAGTCTGCCTGGGACAAGAACCTTTACGAAGAGGTCGAGGCCAACCCCGATCTCAAAGACTCTTCCACCAAACTTTACAAGGCGGTATCGGAGATGCTACAGAACCACGCTATCCTGCGTAATTACCCAGCGGGGATTAAGGATGCGGTGGGCATCGCCAAGATTAGGCTTAAAGCGGAGTCCGCCTCCGATTTGGAAAAGAAGGTTGCAAAGTATGAGTCAGAATTGGCTCAACTTAGAAAGGCCACGACACCGGCAAGCGGTCAGCCTTCTGCACCCGCCCGACAGAAACAGTTTCACGAACTGTCCAGCAATGAACAGGAAAAGGAGTTGTTACGAATGGCAGCGGAAGCAGACAGGATGGGAGTTTGACAGATTAGTGGTATAGGAAAAATAAAATGGCTAATGTTACTACAGGCTCTGTCTCTTCACAGTTTCAGGCCTTCTTCTCAAAGTCACTCTTAGAGAGGCAAATCCCCTTGCTCCAGATGGAGCAGTTTGCCCAAAAGGTTCCGTATCCGACGAAAACTGGCGGCAACAAAACCGTCCGCTTCTTCCGATTCGACAACCCCAGCATTGCTTCAATCATCTCGCTGTCGGAAGGCACGAGTCCTACTGCTGGTACGGGCGAGCGTCAGCTCACCCTCTCCACAGTCGAAGCCACGTTGGAACAGTTCGGATCTAGCATCGTCCTCACCGACGTATTGCTGGCCACTGAGCTATTCAATCACTTGGCCCAGGCTACTAAGCAACTCGGTGAAGATGCAGCTCTCCATGCCGACACCCTCTCGCACCGCGCGTTGGTGTTGAACACGACTGCCTCCACGACTGCTGGTACGACTGTCTCCACGTCGGCCTATGTGCGCTACGCACAGAACGGAACCAACGGAACCAACTTCCAAGCGGCATCCACGGCTAACGCCGCGATGACTGCCTTGGATCTTCTGGATGCCGCGACTGCCCTCAAGGTCAACCGCGCTCCTAAGATCAAAGATGGTTACGTCCTCGTTGCTCCTCCTCAGGTCACTCGTGACTTGATGAACGACGATGACTTCCTTCGCGTTTCGTCCTACAGCACCCCCGATGCCATCTACAAAGGTGAAGTCGGTCGTCTGTTTGGCGTGAGCGTAATCGAAACTACCAACAACTTAACGGCTGGTACTGCTGCTTACGGTGTAAACACCGAGGCAACCGGCTCCAACTACGCAAGCATCGTACTCGGTGGGCAAGCCTTCGGCGTGCCTCACATGACAGCGGTTGCGGCCACTGGCTCGCCTTACGCGCCCAAGGTCACAATCCTCGATGCTCCTGACAAGTCGGACATCTACGGTCAGCGCACCATCGCATCGTTCAAAACCTTCTATACTGCGAAGCAATTGAACCCTGCGTTCTATCGCGTTGTCTGGTCGAAGTCTAACTTCGCCTAAGTTATCTATATGGGAGCCATGCTAGTAATCGGTATGGGTCCTCGGAAAGCTGGGGAGGGTAAAACCTCCCCAGCCTCTTCCAGCGAGAAATCCGCACCCAAGGAAGGTCTTGTTCGCTTGCCCATGTCCATGCTTGAGATGGATGGTGGTGAAGGCGAGATGACTCCTCCAGAGGCGGGTGACTCGGTGGAACTCACTGGCACAGTCGAAAAGGTTGACGGCGATACTGTCTTCGTCCGCATCAATGATGCGATGGCGGAAGCAGAGCCGATGGCTGAAGTAGATGAAGAGTCAGAGATGTCCGAAGAGGATAAAATGCGTAAGTTGGCAGAGGAAGCTGACGAGGAAAGCTACAGCTAATGCCGATCTACCAGTACACCGACACCCGTAACGGATCAGTCGTTGAACTGGAGAAAACGGTTGCTAAGAGGGATTCAGTCCCTAGCTATCTGAGAAGGTCGACTGTGCCACAACGTTTGACAGTATTTGGAACGGGAGAATCCCCGACCGATCCAACGCTGTCGAATACATCAACAATTATGAAGGGGTACTACAAACAAGAACAAAAACTTGGGAGTAGGTTCAAAAGCGACTTTAGCGCGGATCAAGTGAAACGTGCCTGGGGTCGCAAAGGAGATTAACTATGTCAGACATTAATGTGCGTAGGGAAGCATTGGCCAAAAGCCGTCCTTTCCGTCTCGATACAGCCAAAGAAACGCAAGTAGTTGAAATTACCAGCACAGCTACTGGCGGAACATTCAGCACGAATGCTACCAGCCTTGGCGCATTGTTGCTCAAAGTTAACGGAACAGCGGTAAAGATTCCGTTCTACACAGCGTAAGGTTATGTCGCGACTTCTATCCAGAATCGCGCTAGGCGATGCTGGCACGACCATTGGAACCTCCACGTCCACATATACTGGAGATTTCGATGGCGTGACAGCGTTGACTGGTGGGACAATAACCATCTCCGTCAGCGGGACATCATCTACGGGTGTTGCCTTTGCTGCTGGCTCAACTTTGACGGGTGACATCACTGAAGTCATTGTGTCCAGCGGAGGACCATTCGCACTCTATAAGCGGACGGTTTAAGGCTCTTATATGGGCTGGCAAACTAACCGCATCTTGGAGACTATTGGTACTGCCACCGGCGGTACGCAAAGCATTAACTTTAACCTCGAAGCCATAGAGGCTTTGATGGTTACATTGCAGGCTGACGTTGCTGATGGCATTCGTCCACCCAACTCTACAACTGGCGGAACTGGTCCTACCGACTTCACCTCGACCAGCTACGGCACGATTGCAACGGCAAGCACTGGCAGGCTTGGATGCACGATCTTCAATTCTGGCCCAGGCAACCTCCACGTCATGCTAGGTACAGCAACTGCAAGCACCTCAGTTTTCACGGCCAGATTAAGTGCTGGAGACTACTATGAAGTCCCATTCAACTACACTGGACTGATTGGCGGTATCTTTGCAACGGCTGGAACTGCTGAAGTGACCGAACTAAGCTAGGAGTAGGCGATGCCTCTCACAAAAAATCCAAGCAACATAGATAATTTTCTTTTCGCTTCTGGGCGAATGAAAATGTATCGGGTGGGATTGGCTGGCTCGTACACAAAAGTAACTGGCACTGGTGGCGTGGCTTCAATAGGAAACACGGGTGGTTTTAACATAAATCTTAATGCTGGTAGTGCCGCAAATGGAACATCTAAAGCAGGTTACTTCGACCCAACTGCGGCACTAATGACAGCAAGCGCAGGCAAGATTGACTATTCGAAGAGAATTAGATTTTCAATCGGCGGGATGATGTATTTAGCTAGCACAAACTCTGTCATCAGAATGGTGTTTGGTGGCACTGGAAACGCTACTGATGCTCCCTTGGCTGGAGTTAATGGACTTACGATCAAAGGATTCGGTGTAGAATTTGCACTTCAATCTAGCGTTATCCAAGCAAGACTGATCGGATTTAATGCTTCATATTTAACCCCGACTTCTTACACCACGCTAACAAACGGATTCGGTCTTGCCGCATCTGATAATCGTTTCTTTGGCGTTGTAATAGAATCCGATGGTGCTGGGAACATTTATCTTTATGGTGCAGACTCATCCATAAATCCAAACATCAACATTGGACAAGCACCTCTTTTAACTCTTACTGGTGGGCCAACAAACGACACCAGCACAAATCGATTTGGTCCAGAGATTCATTGCTCAAATTCTTCTTCATCTCCCACAGCAAGTCCTTCTGCTATTCTTCAATCTACACACTGGTTGCTTGACGTACAATAATGCCCCTCCTCCTCCTAGCCCTCTTGCTCTGCTCTTGCTCCCCCAAGCCAGCGGACAGCAATGTGCTGCCCCGCTATTCGGATATGGGAGCAGCCACGGACGCTGGTAATGTCAAATGAAGCGGATTTACTCATGGATGCTACGAACTGGTTTACGATTCTTACTGACGGGCAACGACTACGCTTGTTTCAAAGAGGCGTGGAAGTGCGCGGAGGAAACCAACAACCGCTCCGTCGGCCTAAAATATATCGGCTCAGTCAAGCACCTTTTATCAGTCAACCGCTCGATCCGCAAGATGGTGCAGGACGGGCGGGATCGGGACGAGATTACCGCAGCCTTGGTTCACTTAGCCGTCAGCCTCAAATACTTGGAGAGTCGCAATGAGCAACGAGCAGATATCTGATTTGCGAGTCACTTTGGCTAGGTTAGAAGAGCGTCAAATCCAGCTTTTCTCCATGGTGGAAACCTCACTTGCAAACTACGCAGATGTTGCTAATAGATTGAGTGCGCTGGAACACTTGCGGACGAAGGTTCTGGCTGTAGCTGGAGTCGTTGGGCTGGCTTGCTCAATGGCCTATGATGTCCTAAAAAACCGCTTTTCTAACTAGGGGAACAATAAATGCCTACACTTGGTACACAGAACATTAGCACTAGCTATCCACAGCTTCTCAAGACCTTTGGGACTGGCGGGCTGGATGGCACGCTACAAGTCGTTACCGATGGGGATAACACCTCCTCAGCTCTGTCTGTGTCCACCTCTGGCGTGGCCAGCACCGGCACTTTTGAAGTGGTGGGAACCAGCCTGCTGACGGGTGCAGTCACCTTCGGCACTAGCTTCACCGCCTCTACTGGCACAGCCACAATTGGCGCAGCGGTTATTGGTGCGACTACCTTTACTACTGGTTTTACTTCCTCTACTGGCACAAACACCCTTGGTACAATTGCCTCGACCACCTTTACCAGCACTGGTCTTGCGACAGTTGGTACTCTGAAAGTTGGTGCATCTGGTCCAAGTCTTACGGCGGTAACATTTGCAACCGCAGCTTATGCTGGCGCGACAGTATTGGATATTGACCACGCAACAACAGGATCAAATGTAAGCACTGGCACGCTTGCGGCATCTGGAGTTGTTCTTGGCGATATGGTCATTGGCAGTATAAATTCAATTGGATCTACAACTGGAGCAACGCCTGCTGGATTATTGCAAGACTTTAGGATTGAGTCAGCGGGTGTATTGCGTTTTACAATTTTCAATTCCACCCAAACAACCGGCACAATACCAGCGGGAACAATCTTCGCAACCGCACTAAGGTTTACGGCTTAATTTTATGGCAATGATAGATCGCAACTTTACCTTCGCAACCAACGGCACGGTTACTGCCAATGATTTGCACAACCTAATTGATTCAGCCACGATTTACCAAGATCTCATTACCGGCCAAGTTCCAATCACCAGCGTTGGCACAAACTATGAGTTATTGATTGCTGATGGAACTAACCCCAACGCCGCACCCAATGCGGTCACGGTGTATGACTTGTTTGAGGATGCACTGACCGCTGGCACTTATACCAACGCGAATATCAGCGCAGCGTTGACCTACGGCACTGCTACGGGAACTAGATTGGTTTCCTCCAATGCTACAATCACGACTGGCACGATTACGACTGGGGTGATACCTAGCCTTACCGCTGGGACAACGACATCGACAGCGGCTACGATTACCAGCGGAACGATTACTAACTTGGCCAGCACTACTGGAACGATTGCTACGCTGAACAGCACTACTGGCACGATTGCTACGTTGAATAGTACGACTGGAACTATTGGCAATCTGTCCACCACTCTTGCTGGTGACTTCACGATTAGCCAAGGAACAGGAACACTCGGAACTTCTGGCGTGACACTTGGTACTTATGGCGGGGCAACATCAATTCCAGTTCTTGCTATTGACGCAAAAGGCCGAGTAACAACTGCCAGCACATCTGCGATTACTTCAAATACTGGTTTCCGCAACCGCATCATCAATGGTGATATGCGGATTGACCAGAGGAATGCTGGAGCGAGCGTTACTGCAACAACAACGGTAGTTCCAACATATACACTTGACAGATGGGCGTATTATTGCACCCAAGCATCAAAATTTACAATTCAGAGAAACGCTGGATCTGTAACACCTCCTTCTGGATATTCAAATTATATTGGCCTTGTGTCTTCTTCAGCATATTCAGTTATATCAACTGACAACTTTCAAATTATTCAAAGAATAGAAGGATTTAATACGTCTGATCTAGCCTTTGGAACTGGAAGCGCAAAAACAATAACTATTTCATTTTGGGTTTATTCAAGTTTAACTGGAACATTTGGTGGTGAAATTAACAACGATGCTGGTACTCAGTATTATCCATTCAGTTTTTCAATATCATCTGCAAATACATGGGAACAGAAAACAATAACAATCGCTGGAAGTACAACAGGAACATGGGCAAGCGATAACTCAAATGGGTTGCAGTTCTCTATTAGCCTTGGAATGGGATCAACACTAGTTGGAACAGCAGGGGCATGGACATCTTCGCAAATATTAGCACCAACTGGTTCTGTTAATTTAGTTGCCACAAATGGAGCATATCTGTACATCACAGGAGTCCAACTCGAAGCAGGCTCAACCGCAACCGACTTTGAACGCAGGCCGATTGGTACGGAGTTGGCGTTGTGTCAGAGGTATTTCTCAAGGACAGATTCATTTAATGCAGTAGGAGCAAGTTCTTCAACAGTAATTTCGACAATTTCATTTCCTGTTGAGATGAAATCAAACCCAACAATAGATACAACTGGTGTAATTAAAGTTACTGATACGGTTTCTGGGGATTATACTCAAAATTCAAAGGGCGCGGCAATTGTTAATTCAACAAGAGTAACAAAAACAGGCGTATCAATAGAATTTTCAAATTTTCCAGCAACAATAACAACATATAGACCTCTTCCTAGCATACCAAATGAAACATCTTATGTGACATTTTCTGCGGAGCTTTAATATGTATAAAAAATATCTAAATACTGATGGAACTGTTGCAGAATTTGCGATCATAAGGCTTCTTGACTTAGCCTGCATCCCATTTGACCCAGCCAACACCGACTACCAAGCCTATCTAAAATGGCTTGCCGAAGGCAACACTCCGCTTCCTCCTGACGAACCCGCAGAGTAATAAATGACCCTAACTGAAATCGCTCAGTACGCTGGCGAGAAGATTGGCAAGACCGATGCCGATACGCTTACCTTCCTGCAAAAGTCAGCCTCGCTAAACTACCGCCGAGTCTGGAACTTTGCTGCTTGGCGCGAGACTGTTACCACCTCCACCTACTCGGTTGGCACGGCCAGCAGGACTGTCTCCCTTGGTTCCAACGTGGAGAACCCTCTTTCGGTAGCTTACAACGATGCTGAAATTCAAGCAATGGATCTGGCTACCATCGTTAGCCAAGACGCTAATTTGCTGGACGAGGACACAACTGGCACACCAGCGTTTTACTATTTCAAGGGGCGTAACACCGGCGGAACTGCCGAGCTAGACCTCTACCCCAAACTAGACACCACCAGCACCAACACGCTCTTAGTAGTGCAAAAGCTCCAGTGCCTAACCCGCACTAACCTGGTCGTAGATTTTCCTCCATCTGCCAACGCCATTGCCGACGAACTACGCTTACCCCACGTCAGCCACGTTGTCTTAGCCTTGACCCACGCTGATGCCTTGGAGCGGGAGCGGCAGTACGGCAAGGCGCAAGTTGTCACGCAGGCAGCTAACGCCGACCTTGCAGCGATGGCCAATTACGAGTTGTCCCAAGTAGGCGGGATGAAACAGATTACCCCAGTTGGCTTGGGCGATTTAGGCATCGAAGAGATTATCTAACCGCTATGGCGTATTTCATAGATGCCACCGACGATGTGTTGGCGTTTGATGGTATCCGCTCCTTTACTGGCGGACAAGCCAGCGGACTCCAATCTGACCAGTTAGCCCAGAACCAAGTACAAAGGTTGGTCAACATGACCCTTTCCCCAAAGGGTAATCTGGAGACTCGGCGCGGGGTAACTAGCTTTAATACGACCGCTACATCCCAGCAAGGATCAATCGGCGGGATGGCTTACTACGATACTACCGGCACGGAAGATTTGGTTACTGTAACTCAAGGCAGGCTGTATACGATTGATTCCGGCGGCACAGCCGACCTCCATCCTGCTGATGAACTTTGGAGCGCGGTCAATAGGACCTGGGCTGCGGAAGTCCAGCAGTGGGCAGATGGTTATGTTGTGGCTTATACATCCAAAGTTTCTATGGCGCAGTTTAACAACAAAATGTTTCTGGCAGATGGCGATGACGATTTACACTTTTTTGATGGCAACATTGTCCAACGGCAGGGTGGTAAGGTAAGGGCAATAACCGTCACAACCGCAGGCTCTGGGTATACTAGCGCGACTGCCATTATCACCGGCCCCAACTGGGGCGGGGAATTGCCTACTTTAATTACCAACGTAGCTGGCGGAGCGGTGACGGGGGTGGTGGTAGTCAATGGCGGTTCTGGCTACGGCTACACGCCTACGGTTACGATTATTGGCAACGGCTCTGGGGCTACGGCTACGGCTACGGCCAGCCCACCGCCCCAGGGGTTACAGACGATTATCAATGCTGGTAACAGGTTGTTTGGCGTTGGCTCTGGTGCAAACAGAAACACACTTTACGCCTCGGACATCCTAGATCCTTCCGTGTGGGATTTGACAAACAGCGTGGTAGTTAACGGCGATGATGGTGATGAGATTACCGCTATTGTGCCTTACTTTGAGAATCGTATTATTGTATTCAAGCGGCGCAGGATATTTCAAATCACCATCCCGCCCGACATGACCAGTGCGGCTGATTGGACCATATCGATCATTTCCAATAACATCGGGTGCGTGGCGGGGGCATCAGCCATCCAAGTTAACAGCGACATATTCTTTCTGTCTGATGATGGCATTAGGTCGCTTATTCGGTCTGCGTCGGATGACTTTACCTCAGTCGGCTTGCCTATCTCGGAAGTCGTTAAGGACGTAATCCAAGAAATCAATACAGCGCAGATTGGGATTAGCACTGCGGCTTACTACGACAATAGGTATCTACTAGCCGTACCTACAGGCTCCAATAACTTTAACGATACGATCTTGGTCTATAACACTATTCTGGGAGCGTTTGAGGGAACTTGGACACCGAAGGTAATGCAGTTTGCCTTGACCAATTTTCAAAGCGAAGGCTTGCGGTTAATGATGAAATTGACTACTGGCCAGATTAACAAGTACAGCGGGTACAAGACACCAGCTCAAACTACGTCAGCAGATTATGTGGACTTTGGCATCCAATCCAACGGGACAAGCGTTGGCACGTTTGATTTTAGCTCGTCTGTCCGTACCCGCGATATGGATTTTGGCGATCCATTTGCTCAAAAACATGGTAGCAATTTCGAGATTATCTTTGATGATTCGTATTCTAGCAATGCTACTATTGCCATCCAGCGGGACAGCGATGTTGGCGATGTGGAAGTGCAGCCCAACCTAAACATTGCCAGCACCGTGTTAGTACTGCCCTTTGTCCTGCCAGCCGTTCTGCCTACTTCGGTTAAGAAACGCATTGCTTCCGATCTGCGCAAGTACGAGAAGTGGCGGTTAATCAACATCAGTGTTACCTCTGAGGCAAACAAGATGGCGGTTAGGCAGATTACCGCAGCCGCCAACCCCGATACCATTGAGGTGCAAAAGACGATATGACGGCTGTTGAGTACATTGAGGAGAGTGGCGTGCCGGAGTCCATGTGGCCTAACCTGGCTGAGTGGTACGGCTGGTTCGAGAAGCAGGGCATGGTTGGGGTGGTTAAGGATGGGGAGGAGATAGCTGGGGTGGCTTTGGCTAGGTGTCTAAAGGATGGGCAAGAGCCTAAGCATTATGAGCATACTGAAGATGGTGAGAATGTGTTTGTGGATTTGACTATCTCCTCAAAGGGTGCTAAATCATTGAATTGCTTGCTGTTGTTGCTTTGGCAACGCTTCGGTCCTCGCAAGCGGATCACCTTTAATCGTTCTGGCAAACCAAGGAGTTATTGTTATATGACATTTATGCGAAAGGCAAGGGTTTAACACCATGGGTGGATCGCCTTCTATTCCTTCACCGCCCCCTCCGCCCGATCCAGCAGCGGTCGCGCAGGCAAACGCTGCTGCTTACCGAATGAACATTGATACCTATATCGAAAAGGCTCCAGCTATGGCCGCGCTAGAAAACAAACTTCGCGTCCAATATCTACCAGCCCAGCGTGGCTTGGAACGGCAGTTATCGGCCTTGGATCAGCAAGCGGGTGTGCAGGCTGGGATGCAGCTAGAACGTCAATACGGCCCACAACGCACGCTGGAGGGGTTACGCAGACAGTATGAGACTAGCCCACAAGCGTATGCCTTGAACCGTGGATTGGGAGATCAGATGACTCGCCAGTTCGAGCGTCTTTATGGCACATCACCTTACGGATCGGTTGAGCAGGACGTAGCGTTCAATCGTCAGCCAGGGCCAGTTGATTTCTATGGAACTATTGGCACGAACATTGGCAGTCCAGAGTTAAAGGCTTAATATGGCAGGAAGAGTAGATAGACCATACGAGCCAGCGGGAACTCCTGGGCAATTCGCAATGGAAAGACTGTATCCAGCAAGATACAGGCTTGAAGAAGATGGCACAGTCTTGCGTTTCCCGACCCCACGCGCTGGGACGAAAGATGCTGACAATTATGAGGAGAAAAGTTCTGGCTATCCATACAGAAGTCTTGAGGAGGTGCAGAAGGTAATAGACGATAGAAATTTAAGAAAACAAGTAGACAGTCTTGAAAAACGTCTTAATGACACAACCCTGCAAGAAAGCACCCGCAACTCTCTTGCTGCTCAGATCCAAGCATTGACTTCTGGTGGAGGTGGAATGCAAAATCAAAACGCTGGCCCCGCCTTCAACCAAGCCCTATCTCAACTTTCCGCTGATCGTAATTACGGATCGTCTGACCTTGGGTCGATGTTAAACTTCCAAGTCTCCGACCAGCAGATCGTTGACGATTATAACAACTCAAAGCTATCCCGCCTAAACAGCGTAATTGAGCGTGGCAACACGCAGATTGCTGGGATTACTGATAAGCTCAATACGGCTAACAAACTTCTTGCCGAGCTTCCCTCTGGTTCGGCACAACGGACATCTTCAGAAGCATTCATCAAGCAACTCAACGATGACTTGAAGAGCGTAACTAGCGCAGTTACTGGCGCGCAGGATATGCAAAAGAATTTCAAGCCAATCACGATGGATAGCCCCGAAGGACTAAAAGAGATCACATCGTTTAGATCCTTTGTCCAGCTACCCGAAGAGCGTGCTTCACAACAGCTTTTCCAGATTGATCCCGATTCCTACCGCACTGCGGTTGGATTGGGTCAGCAGTATCGCCAGATGGCAACTCAGCCAATTGGGGCTACGACCACACCAGAGACTGAGCAGATTCGTCAGACCATCGAAGACGAGGCTCTTAATCAACTCCGTCTTGGATCGACCATTGGCGCAGAAGAACGGCGTGGATACGAGCAATCTATCCGAGCCGCACAGACTGCCCGTGGCAACGTCTTTGGCCTTGGACCGGCAGTACAAGAAGCCTCACAGATCGGTGCTGCTGGTGAGCAACGCAAGCTGGCACGCTACGGGGCAGCACAGAGCTTCCTTGGATCTGGCTTGTCGAGTGGTGATGCGCTCAAAGCTGATATAGCGTTCCGTGACGCATTGCGTCAAAACAGGCTGGGTGCAGCTTCCAACTTTGTGGCTGGCGGACCTTCCATCGCCAACCTTGCTGGCGCACGCACAGCACAGCAGCAGGCTGCGATGCAGAGCTACATCCAAGCCAATCAAGCATTGCCTGGTGGATTTAACCAACAGCCGTCTACGGCTGCTAACTTCTATCAGGCGGTTGACCAGCAGATTCCTGTCCAGCTTACCAATGCGTTTAATCAGCTTTATCGTTCGCAGGCTGATTACGGAGCAAGCACATACGGTGCGCAGATTGGTGCAATTTCTAGGCAGCCAAATGCATTCCAGAATTTTGCCACGCTTGCTGGTGGAGTTAAGGATCTTACTAGTGCTGCTGGAGGATTTGCTTCAATGGGTGTATTATGCTGGGTAGCCCGTGAGGTATACGGAATAGACAATCCTAAATGGTTGCAATTTAGGGAGTGGATGCTGACGAAAGCATCTGACAATTTGAGGAACTTCTATATTGAGTACGGAGAAAGAATTGCAGAATCAATCCGCAACAAGCCAAAGATAAAAACAATCATCCGCAAGTGGATGGACTCAAAGATAGGATAATTTATGGCAGTTAATGCTTTAGGACTAGACCCTCAAGATCCTCTTATTCCTATGCCCTGGCAAATGGATAGCATTAGGGCATATCGCGCAAGCAAAGCAATGCAGGCTGAAGAAGATGCACTCAAGATGGAGGAACTTCGTCAACGTGTAGCAAGAGGAAAAGAAGAAGAGACAATGTCAACTCCGATTGGAAGGGCTGGCAGGGCTGCCGATGTTGCTGCTTTTCTTGAGCAAGAAAAGCAAAAAGAATCGGGGATTCCTATTGGCGAGGAAATGGGCGCAAGGATGACTGCACAAGGCGGGCCAAGCATACTTGAAGCCACAAAGATGCAGGGACAACTTGATGTCGAAGCCAGAGCAAGACAAGCAAGAGTTGATGCCGCAAAGAATTACTTGGCTGGCGAGAAATCCTTGCTTCCAACTGCCGACATAAACCTTGGCGGAGTGAAGCGAACTGTTCTTGCTCCAGAGGCCGGAAGAACTAGCGCAGATATTTATGGTCAAATCTATAGAAACCAAGTACCGCAAGTTGCTTCCACCTATGAGGCCGAGGGGTATGATCGAGATTCAGCAATCAGAATGGCTAGCCAAGATGTCAGAAAAGAGTTGGTCAAAGCATCTACGGGAGGCAAGGTTGTGTTGACGGGTGCGGATGGCCTTAGCACAATTTCTTATAGCAACGAACAGGCCGAAAGAATGTGGAGAGATCCAAAAACTCCAAAAGGAATAAAGGTTCAATTAAATAACTTCTTTGGTGAATCCGAAGAACCGACAGCCTCAAGTTATATCAAATCAAAGACAGGCAGATAACATGGCTGAAGCCCTAGAGCTATCGTCAGCCAATCGTATTCGGCAACTGGCGGGGATGCCCGTAGAGCCAGAACCATTACCCAAACCAGAAAACCCGCCTGCTTGGGCTGAAATTAAAGAAAGCGAAGATTACAAGACTCTTACCTATCCAGAGCAAGTTGACCTGGCCCGCAAGTGGGGTGAGGAGACTAAACTATACGCATCCACGCTTAAAGACTACACGCCAGAGCAGGACGCTGAAATTGATGATTTTGTAAACACGCAGGCCGTGGATGTGCCGACCAATGTAAAGGTTGCGGCTGGTGCTGCTGGTCTGGTAAAGGGATCGGCCTCGGTGATGGGCGGGATTGCCGGAGGGTTGGGAGGGCTTGCAGTTGGTGGGCCTGTTGGAGCAATTGCTGGGGGTGTAGGTGGAGCAATAGCGGGTGGCGAACTAGCCGAGGCTGGTCTGCAAAAGTTTACACCTAATGTGGCTAGGGCAAGGGAGTTTGCTCCCACTGCTGCTACCGTAGGCGAATATGCGCCTTCTGTTGTAATGGGTACGGTTGGTGCGAAGCAATTAGTCCAAGCTGGCAAAACATTGTTTCAAGAACTAGGCGCGAAACGAGCAGCGCAGGAACTGGGCAAGACTGTAGCCACGGGGGCTGGAATAGGTGTTGGAGCTGGTGTTGGAACAAGAGCAATTATTTCAGAGGAGCTAGGAACAGAATTTGATATGCGACCTAGCACAATCGCTACGGATGCTTTATTCGGTGCGGCCTTTGCTGGGCTGGGAAGTGGGTCAAGGATTAAGGGGTACAACCGAGATCAAGCGTTGTCGTTGAATGAAAGGGTTAAGGCTGGTACTGCCACAGAAGCGGAGTTTAGGGATTGGAATGGCATACTGGCCGAAGCACAAAGAACACAGGCAAGGGACGTAGCTGGGGCAAGGCGCACTGAAGTAGAACTGGGTGGACGCAGGGTATTGGATAAGACTGAACTTACCCCAGGCGAACAACCGCAAGTAACGCCACAACCTACCGCCGAGCTACCCGCGCCTAGACCTGTTGTGCCGGAACTACCCGAAGCTGGTGTGCGTGGAATTGTCCGTGGCACACAAGCCGACACGGCAGCGATGCAACGGCGTGGAATCATTACGCCAATGCAGGAAAGCCTAGTCGACCTAAACGATCCAGTACCGAGAACGAATGTATTTACAACCGAATCCCAAGGCATAAATCGTGAGGCGATTATTCTGGGGCCACAATTTGAGATTGTGCAGGAAGGTCCGATTGTTACGCCAAGGACTCAGTTGCCGACAACGGAGAGGTTGGCGTTGCCAGGCAGAACAGATGAGCCGTTCAGGTCAGCCGAGGAAGCAGCTAAAACTATAGAACTAGAAAAGGGCATGGAGGAGAGGATTAGGCAATCTCCGCAGGGGGGTAAGGGATTAAGAAAGGACTTGAGAGCGCAAGAACCAATCCTTACCCCAGACGAGGAAATGGCCATCTCAGAAAGACAATTTGAAAAAGAAAGATTGGTTACAAGTAATCCCTCTCAAGATCAAATTGAATATCCAGAAGCAGCTTTGGCTGAAATGATTGAGCCGCCCTACCGACCTATTGATTCGGATGTAATAGATTTTATAACACAAAATGGAGGGATACTTTCAAAAACTTCTGCCCGCAGAGAAAAGAATTTGGAATTATACGGGAAAAAAGCTGGTTCTGGCGTAAAGCGTTTAGCAGAAGAAACTGGTATAGCAGAGTACGACTCAATGCCAGAAATGGATTTTTACGAAAAAACTCAAGTCTACAGAAAACAAGGATTGGCATTAGATGAAATGGCTCAAATGGCGTACGATCAATTGGGCGTTGGAGACGGAACTTCCAGCACATTTGGATCTATAATTGCTCAAGCACTTGCCACAAGAAGAAAACTAAGAACCCCCGATAGGGCATTTGAAAGTCAGAAAAAGTTTATTAAAGATGTTTTGATTCCGTCAAAAGAACTTACTCCAATTTCTGCTCAATCTCTTGTAGTCGGTGATATTTTGCAGGCGAAACAAGGGGACATCAGGGTTATTGATATTAACCCCGACACAATGGAGCCAATTCTTGACGGAGGCGACAATTATGGCCAACAGACCATAAAGACAGATTCTCATGTTTTTGTAAAAACTGTTAACAATCGGAGCATACCTACTATGCCTCGCCCTATGCGTGGCAAGGCTGGTGAGGCTGGGTTCATCGTGTCTGATGTGCAGGAAGGCGCGGCCAAGGTAGCGCAGAAGTGGCTCACCACGGAAGGCAATCTTCCTAAAGAGATGTTTGACATCATGGAAGCGAAGGGATCGCGCACGCAGGCAATGCTCAAGCAGATTGATTTTACGCTGGCAGATTTGGGCAGAACAGCGAAAGCATTGAATGGCACAGCAAAACTCACGCCAGAGCAGTCTGGTAAACTTGACGGATTCTTGCGCGGACGCACCGCCGTAACCACGCTACCAGAGCCTTTCCAGCCCATTGCCTCACAGATGCGCAGACAGCTGGACAACCTTTCCGAACGGTTAATTGAGGCTGGCGTGTTCAGCGAAGAACCAGGACCGTCTGGAGTAAGCAAGGCTGATATTGTCAGGGCAAACAAGGAAGAGTACCTAACCCGATCTTACGAGGGCAGGGAAAATCCTAAGTACACTGTCGAATTGGTTAAGCGCAGAAATCCAGTTGAGTATGCCAATGCTGAGAACTTCGTCCGCACTCAAATGAAAGCCGCTAACCCCAATGTGACCGAGGCTGAGGTACAGGGCAAGATTAAGCAGTATGTTGAAGGAGGCCGAGATAAACCTTTTGAGTCGTTAATTGATGCCGCCACGCTAGGCAAGAACCTTGGCATAACCAAGAAGCGATTAGACATTCCCAAAGAGATTCGTTTCCTTATGGGCGAATACACCGATCCCGTTATTAACTACGCTCGGTCAGCCAGCAAGATGATTGACCTTCTGCAAAAGCAGGAGATGTTAAATAAACTTAAAGACTTTGGAGTTGCCAATAAGCTGTTCTTTGAAAGGCCAACCGGCAATGCGATAACTCAGATTGCGGCAGATGGATCGGATACCCGCTCGCCGTTAAATGGCTTGTATGCAGAGAAGGATTTGGTCGATGCGCTGGAAAACTTTGAGATGTTTCATAAGGGCGGCACAGCGTTTCAACTTTATTCAATGGCTAACGCTTGGGTGAAGTGGGGCAAGACAGTAGGTAGCGTGCAGGCTCAGTTTAGAAACCCAATTTCCAACGTGCTGATTGAGGTGGTCAACGGCAACTTTAATTTCGGCGGTAATCTTAAACCCATTAAGACCATCTTGGCCGACTTTGGTGTACCAGCAATGGATACCAAGGAGGGCAGAGCTTACCTGACCCGCGCCGCTCAACTAGGCGTATACGACAACACTGTTCTGAATGAGTTTACGCAAATGCTTAAAGACGCACAGCAGTACAAAGGATCTACGATTGATTACGCTGAAATGCTGGCGGGTAAAAGTGCTAATGTCTTAAAGAAAGGTGTTGGCGCACTGAATAAGACTTACAGGGCTGGAGACAACCTATTTAAGCTAATGGCTTGGGAGAATGAAACCAAGCAACTAATGGACGGCAGGGGGTTGTCACGCCTAGAGGCTGAAGTGATTGCAGCCGAGCGCGTCAAAAACACAAGGCCAACCTACTCGCGTGTGCCAAGGATTATTAAAGCCTTCCGCCTGCAACCTTTAATTGGAAACTTTGTTTCTTGGCCTTCAGAGATGTTGCGGATTTTGCCCAATACACTGAGGTATGCGGGCGAAGACATGAAAACACCTGGTATGCGTAGATACGGGTTACAAAGGTTAATAGGAATGTTGGCGGGAACATCTGCGGTTTACGGTTTGGTTGAGCTTGCCAAGTGGGCTACTGGATTTAATGATCGTAAGGCAGATGCGTTAAGAAGGTTTGTTGCGCCGTACCAAAAGAACGCTGCCCTAATGCCTACTGGGATGGATGGCAAGGATGTTGGTTATGTGGATATATCCTACACCAGCCCATACGAAATCTTTATGGGACCAGTGCAGGCTGTGGCTGCTGGCAGAGATCCAGAGGAAAAGATTTTGGGTGCAATCAAAGAATTTACAGAGGCTTATATTGGGCCAAGCATTTTAGCCAATTCCATCATATCTGCGTACTACGGAAAAACACCGCAGGGCAGAACCATTCGCAATCCGCAGGACACCTTTACCGATCAATCCTTGGACGTAATTTCTTATGTCCTACGTCAAAACGAACCAGCTACTGTATCGCAAATCCGCAGGATCGGATACGCTCTATCTGGCCAACCCGACACATCTGTATCTCGATATGGGCGCGTCTACAAGCCGTCGGAGGAGTTGTCCGCCTTGTTCGGTGTCCGCCCGCAATCTATCAATGTCTCCAAGGCACTAGAATCTAAGGCATCTAGGTTTAACTCCAACATAGCCGATGTTGGCAGGATCTTTACCGAGACGTATGGCGCGGTGGGTAACGTGCCGGAAGCTAATGTGCGGGAGCAGTTTGAGAAGATGCAGAACAGGCGCAGGGTTATGTTCGATGAAGCCAACAAAGATTTTCACGCTGCAATGATGCTGGGGTTGTCTAGGTCGGAAGCCATCTCCGCTATGCGCTCCGGCGGGATGGGCGTAGATAATGCGTCAGCTATCGCCAATAATAGGTATCGGGATTACAAGATTAGTAAGTCACTCACAAAAAGCATGAGGCGCGAACTATCTCCAGAGGAGATGCAGAAGCGTCAAGAGATAGGCCGAGAGCTTATGATGCAACAAGGAGAGTAATGGCGAAATTTGACATCAGCGGGGCGGCTTCTCGTTTTACTGGGTTAGAACCCCGTATGCGGAATGAATCTATCCGCAGAGAGCTAGAGCCATACACGGCTGCGCCACAACAACCACCAGAACAGACCGCAAGGATTGAACCTATGAGCGAATACGTTAGACCACCAACAGAACCACAACCATCTGGCGAACTTCCGCTACCATTGCAGACCGTGGAATGGGAAGGTCGCAAGGACAAGCAGGGAAATCTTGCCGTCTACAAGTTGCCATCTGGAGATATGGGTGGAAACTTTGAAGTAGCTGGAATCAATGACCGATACCATCCAGAAGCATTCAAAGCCATCTCATCGCTCCCAGCGCAAGAAAGAGCGAAAGCTGCGGCAGAGTACATCCAAGGATACACCGCGCCGCTTGTCGAAAGACTCCCCCAACCACTCCAGCCATTCACGCAGGATCTCGCGTTTAATCGTGGGCTGGGCGGTGCAACGAAGTACATCCAGCAAGGACTAAACGCTCTTGGTCAGAAGGTGGCAGTAGATGGCGGGTTTGGTCCTAAGACATTAGCCGCGATAAATCAAGTCGAACCGAGAGCCTTAATGAGAGCGGCTAGCCAAGCCCAGCTTGAAGACGAATATAGAATGGCCGAGCGCAACCCTGCTCGCAAAAAGTTTATCCAAGGCTTAGAAAGCAGAATTAGGAATAGATTGTCAACCTTTGGGCAAGGTTAACGACTTGCCCACCCTTGTCTTACTGTGGTTGATCCAGCAGTAAATGAATTAACTGGACCAATATAGCAAGACCCAACCTTTTCGGTTAACCCATCATTTGACACAAAGGCACTGCCAGCGCGAACTACAACACTACTATCTTCTCGAATATATGTTGACCCAACGTGCTGACAGACTCTGCCGTCTTGATAAATGAATCTACTTCCTGACTTAAATATCAATCCATCTTCAGTCATAATCACACTCCCAGCCCGATGAACATTCCCACCCCCACGATAAACCCCTCCAATAAAGTCGTTCATTTCGGTTTCATCATCCGCCATCACCGATGCCATCAGCATCGCCGTCAGTGTCATAGTTATTATTGCTTTCATTGGGAAAAGTCTCTAGCACAAACCGAAGTCCGTCAAGCATGAAATTAACATCACGCCAAATCGGTGCAGTTGGGGTGGCTCGCGTCACCGGCGCGTTACTGCGGTGCGGGTACTCGGTGTTGTTACCTTACGAGGACTTTGCTGGCTACGATGTGGTAGCCGAGAAGAATAATAAGTTCTTCCGCATCCAAGTTAAGACCGCCCAAACCGTAGAGGCTGGACGCACCAAGTATCGCTTCAGCACTAGCAGCGGGAATGGATACAACATCCCCAAGCGTGCTATCAGTGGCGTGGATTATGTGGCCTGCTGGGGGATGAACGATGATTTATTCTGGCTGTTGCCAATTGCCAAGTGCAGATCGGTGACAACTAAACTTTGCCCATCGACAGGACAAAGCTGGCGTGTATTCCAGAACCTATGAACGAGGCGCAAGCATGGGAAAAGTTTGAGGAAGCTATGCGCGATGTGCAATCATTCGACGAGGCGATGGCGTGGTTAAACAAGAATCCAGAAATACGAGAAGGACTGACCGTGTTTGAGATGATGAGAAACTTTAATAAGGACATTAGAGACGCTAATAAGTATAACCGCAATTAGGCAGTAGCACATTTTGTGTTGACGGGTTTGGGGGTGGCTGGCTAGACACTAGCCCATGGGCAAAATCAATAGCCGAGCTAAAGGAGCGCAAGGGGAGAGGGAGTTGGCGGGATACTTGCGGGAACAGGGCTGGCAGAAGGCTAGACGCACCCAGCAATACGCAGGCAACCCAGAGGGCGGGAGTGGGGATGTAGTCTGCGAGAACTTTCCATTTCATATCGAAGGCAAACGATGCCAAGCCCTAAAACCCGAAGAGTGGATGGCACAGGCCAAGCGGGATTGTCCTACTGGCAAGATCCCAGCGGTGTTCTTTCGGCGCAATGGCCGCAAGGAGTGGCTAGTAGTTTTAACCGCTGATGATGTTTGCGAGCTGGCGCGGCAACTTGCCCCAGCCCGTGAAATAAAGATCGACTATATGCCATCGACCGATGTAAAAGGTTTTTATGTCACCAGCCCTCACGACCTAGACCAACTTACCCCCAACAACATACACCAATAAATAAATAAGGAGAAATAACATGGCACTAACAATCAGTGAATCGCAGAAGATGGAACGCAAACTACCCGAAGCAGGAGCTACGGTTGGGATGCTGTACAGCCTAGTCGACCTAGGCACACAGAAAACCAACTGGGACAATGAAGAGAAATGGTCGCCCAAGGTGCGGCTGACGTTCGAGTTGCCCGACCAGACTGATGAGTTTGAGGTCGTAGAAAATGGCAAGACAACTAAGGTGTCAAAGCCGATGGTGGTATCCATCG